GTAACTATAACGAAAATTAATAACCAGATCATTATTAGTTACAGTTATTTTTGTCTAAATCAATTGGCTTGCCATCAGTATATATCCACACCCATGAAGAAATTTTAGTTCCTTCTTGTGTATAAGTACATTTTTTACCTAACGTCGCCGTACAGGCGCTCAAGGCAAATAATAGGGCAAGAACCAGGAATAATTTATTCATGTTTCTCCTCTTTCGTTTCATTTTTATCGGGTTGTTGTTTTTTTTTATCTTGTTGACAACATGTACCCGATTCTTCTTTTTCTTCTGTGTGTGTTTTACAACACTTTGTTTTATCTATTGACATGATTCACACTCATCATTACTAGCTACTGTTGCCGATGGTTTACAGGCACACAATTGACATGGGCATACACCATTCATGTCAGAATGTTCATTCAAAGAACAGTGACAGTCACAATAACAACTTTTACATTTATTCATCATCTTTGGTCAAAAAATCCCAAAATTTTATACACCATCTTTTAAGCATTTTTGATCCTCCTATTATAGGAAATACCGACCGGTATTTTAAATTATTTATTAACTAATTTACTAAAAAATAAATAACAACGATTACTATTACTATAGCAATAGATATTTTTTTATGAGCTTTTGCCAGTGCCCAAACTTCTTTTATGTGTTTCATATTTTCCTCCTAATGTATTTCGCCCCAGTTTTTACCAGATTCATAGTCTACCTTATTAGGGACTTTAAGTTCAACTGCTGCTTCCATTATTTGTATTATTCGTTTTGCTTGTTTATCATCTTCTACAGAAATGTCCAGTTCATCATGAATCTGAATGTGTGGAATAATTCCTTCTTTGTAGAGGTCTAGCATACATTTTTTTGTCATATCAGCAGCTGATCCCTGAATAAGTTTGTTTAACGCTTTGTAAGTATAGGCTCGTTTTATCCCTCCAGGCCCGTGTTCTTGAACAGCGTCATCAAAAGATAGAGGTTTATGAATTCCAAAATAATTAGGTTCCCATAAATGAAATCTGCATAGTCTTCCTAATAAAGTTCTAATTTGTCCACGTTGCTGGGCTCGATTAGAGACCGCATTCATTAATTGTTTAACAAAAGGAACTTTAGAATGATAAAGTTGAAAAAGATCTTTTGCTTTTTCTTCACTTACTCCTAGTTCTGCTTGAAGTTTAGCTTTACCCATTCCATAAAATAATCCAAGATTAATAGTTTTAGCTTGTGGTCGAGGAATATCGGCCATGTCTGCTACAATTTTATGAAAGTCTGCTTCTCCATCTTTATAAGCATCTACTACACTCATCGCAGAAGGAAGTTCTTGAAGGGATGCATAGTGAACTACTAATCGAGGTTCCTGTTGATTGTAGTCAAAGCATCCCCACTCGCATCCTGATTCTGGTATAAAAAGGGAACGAATCAGGGGACCTAAGTCTTTATTGCGAGCAGGAATTTGTTGTAAATTGGGATGACGGTAACTAAATCTTCCAGTCACTGTGCCAATGCCATCTTTGCCATTATCGGATCGTATTTGATTAATATCAGCATGAATTCTGCCTTTATGTTCAAATCTAATAATAGCATCAATAAAAGTTGTGTGTGCCTTGTTTATTTCTCTAGCTTTTGCTATCTTATTGACTAATGGATGAGAATGAGAAGAGAGAAAATTTTTAGTGAAGGAGGGTGCATTTGTTTTTAAAGTTCTTTCATAGGGTAATTTTAGTTTGTCAAAAATTGTGGCAATCGATCGTGCTGCCCATATTTGGGCATCTATGCCTGTTTCTTTTTTTACTTCTAGGAGGAATTGCTTTTCTTCTGATGCTAATTGTTGTTTCAGTTTGTGAGCTCTTTGAACGTCCACTCTCACTCCAAGAAATTTCATATCAACCAAACAAGGAAAAAGATTAGATTCTAATTCAAAGATAGCTCCTAGATCCTGGTTGGCAATTTCCTGTTTTAGTTCTTGCCATAAATAATAAGTAAGTTCAGCATCTTTCTCCGCATATGTTCCCACATACATGGCAGGAAGTTTCCATAGCTCTGATTTAGGGTCTATTCCCCATTCTTTAGCAGCATTTTGTAAAGCGGTTTCATCTTTTCCTTGACCAATATATTCTCTTCCTAAACTATTTAAATCATAACGGAATCTATTTTCATTTACAAGGGAGGCTGCAATCATGGTGTCATAAATATTTCCATTTATTTTTATTCCCATGGATCGAATCCAGCAGACATCGTACATGGCATTGTGAAAAATTTTATCTGCAGAAGATTGGCAAATGTCGGTAAACCATTGAATTACTTGACTTTTTTCGAGGTTGTCTCCTCCTTCATGATCAAAAGGAAAGTAGCCTACAAAGCCATCGGTTGCTACAGAGATACCTACAACTTTTCCATTTTTAATTACAGAACCTGATCCTTTAGATTTTAAATCAGGATCCCGAGTCTCTAAATCAATTGCTATTTCTTGGTGATCGGTAAGATCGGGAAACTCTGTTGGTTTTACCCATTCTGTTTCAGGTTTGAAAATTAAATTTTTCACGAATGATCTTTTTCTGCTTCTTCTTTTGTAATGCCTGCATTCCGATATTCTTCTTCTTCGGTCATAGGCACCATTGAATAATCTCTTTCAATAATCATATCTATAAAATGCTTTGCTTTCTCTAAATCCTGCTTTCCATCTTTATATTGATGCCTGCAGATATATTTAATAACACTTCCTTCAGGAAAGAGCAATTTGTTTTCAATCACAAATTTACTTGGTTGGATTTTCATTTTTTTATAATGATCTCCACCAATCTGTTTATCGTATGTGCTCATATTACTCCTCCTATAAATATTCTATTTGCAAAATAAAAAGTTAACATTAATAAAAAAAATAAATCATCTGTTGGAGCTGGAGGTGTCATATAATTTCTAATAATAGTAAACCAAATGCAAATGTATAAAGACAAATGATTGTAATGGTTGTAATATTTTTCATATAATAAATTCCTTTCGATCGTTTTTACCTTTGATCAAATATAAGTTATGTTTAGTTCGTGTTATTCCTACGTACCAAACACGTTGTTCTTCATCATATTTTGCTAGGGACCTATCAAGTGCCTCTAGGGTATTAACCGTTTGATCTTGAAATAAAACGACATTATCCTCTTCTCCTCCTTTGGCTCCATGAATAGTTAATACTCTAATTCTTGGCTCCTCTGATAATTTTTCTCCATTGATCAACATTGATCTAATGTAAGTACATTTATCAGCAGAAACTTGAGAAAATGCTTTATACCAAGTAATTAAACCTAAATTATATTTAGTCAATAATTCTTTTATATAGAAGGGTCTATTTTCCTTTTCTTTAAAATCTATCCCTATCCTTGTCTCACAGATACGTTGGGCCTGGATGAGATTTAAAGGTTCTCCTTTAATCCATCGTTCCCAGTCAAGAATGTCTCGATAAAGGCTAGCACTTAAACTATTTCCTTGAGAAGAACTGAAATAGTATCCATAGTCTTTTAACAAAGGAAAAATTGTATCTAATAGTGAATTGGTTCTAGCTAAAATGAGCCATTTTCCTTTTCGCATATTTATTTCTTCTAATGAATCCTGAGGTATGATGTTCCCTTCTTCATTCTTAGAATGGTATGATTTTTTTTTACGACCCAGTTGAATACGTTCAATAACCTCGAGAGCCTTTTTTTGAATTTTTTCAGGAAGTCTCCTTGATTGTCTTAAATACTTTTCTTTTGATTCAAAATCCATAAAAGATTTAACATCGGCTCCAGCCCATCCAAAAATGGCTTGATCATCATCGCCTGCCAGATACATGTATTTACAGTGCTTTTGTAAACGTTTAACTATTTTCCATTGAATTTTAGAAAGATCCTGGGCTTCATCAATAAATACAACATCAAAGTCAGGACAAAGATCTATGGGATTTCCCTCTTTAGCTTTTTTATTTAAAAATAGTTTTAGCATATCAGTAAAATCAATAAGATCATGGTGCTTTTTATAAGATTCTATTTCTTGAGAAATAATGTCTACTTTAGTTCTTTCTATTTCCCCTAAATGTTCGTTTAAATCAAATTGTTCTAGCGGAGTGATTCCTTTAACTTTGGCTAGATTAACAATATTTAGGTATTCACTCTCTGAGGTAAAAATTCCATTGAAGGAATCTTTTTCATAAGAAGCATATTCAATTTCAACTCCTATACTTTCTCCAATTGCTCTAAAATGTTCTTCCTGCATTACATTTTATTTCTTAAGTCCTAGCCGTTGGAAAGCAAAAGAATGTAGAGTTTGAAAATATTTTAAATCTTTTTTCTGGAGAGAAGGCATTTCTTCTAGAAGAGGGTCACGAGCTTCGTTATAAGCAGCGTTACGAGTAAAAGCAAAATAACCTATGCGTGCTGGAGGAACTCCTATCGCCAGGTATTTTTTTACTCTTCTTAAAAGACTGTAAGTTTTTCCAGTTCCTGGAGGTCCATATAATTTAAAAGTTTTCATTTTCTTCTCTTTCAACGGTTTTATATGTGAGTAGCTCAATTTGAAGTTGAGGAATTTTAACACATTTAATTGTAGAATTAGTTTTTCCTTCAAGATCATTAAGAGAATAATCAAATTCTGCATTAAAATATTTTTTAACCAAATCTGATGTTTCATCCTCTGCTTCCGGCCATTTATGCTTTTGAAGACGTCTCCAAAAAGACGGCCATTTAAAATGATGGTATCCGCCGTCTGTATAACAAGCCCCATTTCTTACTTGAACTCTTTTTCTTGCCTGAGGACCATTGTAACAAAAATCGTAGAGAGCGTCGTGCAATTGAGTTACAGTTGTGATGGATGGCTCTTGTTCTACGGCGTCTTTCATCCATATATTTTGTAGACGAGTGAATTCAGGTTCTTTAATCTTGTTTGCTTTAAACCTTACTACTTCATAAATTAAATTTAAAAGGTCTGTTTGAGTACAGAATTCCTTGCGATTTTTAGCAGTGCATTCTCTGGTTCCTCCGTCTTGTTT